CATCACGTCTCATATCTATAATAGAACCAATACCCGTGTTTGGTATGTTAAAATTCATGCCTCTATTTATCATTGGTAATTATCCACTATATTATTTATAACTGATTCTAATTCTTCACCAACTTGTCTATTAGGTGGTATATTTAATCGTTTCATTTCTGCATCATAATATCTTAACTCATCTGCAATATCATTGAAATAGGTAGTTTGACCTGTTGCAGTAGCATACCCTGTTAAAAAACTTGCTAATTGTTGTAAAGTCAACCTACCTTCATAAGTTGCGACCACACGTTTAGCTAATTCAGGGTCTAGTAACATTTGACCTATAAATGCCTCAGAACGTTTATTCATTAAAACATCGAGTGCTGTAATCCTTCTACCTCTTTGTGTTAGAGGGGGTATTAACATTCTCTGTAAAAATTTAAATCCAGGAACTGCTGTAAATTTCTCTTGGGGTTGTGCTACCACAGGCACTAGAGCTTCTCTTTGTACCATAGTATTTATTAATCTGATAGCTTCAATAGTTTCATCAGCATTATCTCCTAGTAAAGGCTTAAATATATCATCGAAACCTAATCTACTAAGCTCATCAGGTCCAAAACCATCATTAATCAAACGATTTAATTTATCATCTGAAATTTTGTACATGCCATCTTGTTTCGGTATAAGTTCTAGTACATCCCTTAATATTATGTTTTTAGTTACTTGTTCTATTTGTTTTTTCAAAACAGGATTATCTTCAACAGACTCCATTAAAAATTTTACATCATTTAATAAAGCCCCAGTTTCTCTAGCTGTGGTGCCACCACGTATAATATTAGTTACAATATCGTATGTAGGGTTAACAGAATCAACATCTACACCAAAAGTATTTCTTAACAAATTTATTTGTTTTTCGTTAATTATTAAATCTTCCTCTATATCTTTTAATTGATTTATTCTTAATATTTTAGGTCTTTCACCAACTTTGGGTTTAAAATCATCAAATAAAACATTAAAAGTACCTTCATGTTTTTTCAAAAATTCACGTAACTGTTGGTTTTGTTTCAAACCTGTAGCATCAGGGTCTATGACATTGTTTTTAATGTAATCTAACATTTCACGTTGTACATAGCCAACATTGTCACTGCCCTCAGCTTTTAAAACAGTTAATAAATCTGTTAACACAGAATTAGTAGTTGCACCGTCTGTTGATGTTCCTAAAATAGTAGGTATTAATCTTTCTGGTTGTTGATTAATTATTTGTTTTAAAACACTATTACTAGATATTTGATACGCAGCAGTCATTTCAGTATATGCAGCACGTAATTCATCTAGACCATTATCTTTTTGATATCTGATAATTTGATTGATATCGTCTTGTGTATACTTTGATTTTGGTTTTGTATTACCTAATTTTAACCAAACATCATCACTAAATGCTTTATCTATACTACGTCCAATATCCTTTACTAAAGTTCTTGCTATATCACGTGTGTTATTATAACTGCTACTAGAAGCTAATTCATTCATAACTCTTTGTATATTAAATAATTCTGCTATCGTAAAACCTATTTCTTCTTTACTACCTAATTTTTTACCATCAGGTGTTCTACCTGCTAATCTATAAATAAGTTCTGAATCTTTACCTATAACTTCTTCTATTTCTTTTAAACCTTTTTTACCGCCAACTACTAATGTTGTAGCACTATCTTGCAACTTTTTGTAATTATTAATAGTATTTCTAGTATAACCACCACCAGTAACAAAACTGTTATATTTTGGGTCATTGATAATAAGATTAAAATTATCTGTTGCGTTTTTCAAAAAGTTTTCTTTAGCTTGTTGTATAACTTTTATTTCTTTAGGCAATAAAAGAGTGGAACCGTCTTCTCTTATCACATTATCAAAGATACTTGTGGTAGGCATAGGTAATTCTTCATCAGCTTGTCTAATTAAATTATTTATTTTTGCAGTTCCTATTGTTACATAGTCTTGTATTCTTCTTTCTGCATTTTCTTTTAAAGCAGCATCGACTTCTACACCCAAAGGTATTTTGCCTTCTTCAAATTCTTTACCTAATGCTCGCATGAGATTACTAATGACGTTTTGGTTACCGTCTGCTATCGCAGCATAAAGTTCTTTTAGTTCAGGGTTTTCCGCATTACGTAAAAATATATATTCTAAATCAGCAGCTTCTTGGTCAAGTGGGTTTGTTCCTGCTAATGTTGGATTATATTGTTGATATTCATTTTTAAAGTTTTTAGCAAACTTATCTATTTGTTCGTTTATTAAATCTATACTTTTTTGATTTCTACCGTAAATTACTTTAGGACTTAAAATATCTGGGTCTTGTCTATCTAATATTCTTCGAAACTTTTCCATGATATCTGCAGGAACTTGTGTTCCTGTAGCAGTTCTATATAAGGCAGGAAAAACTTTTAAAAAACTTGTAACAACTGCTGTTCCGCCTACTGCATAGGCACCAGTTACACCTGACTCTCTTAATATTTGTTCAGGCGTCATTTCATTCAAACCTCTTTCACTACCTATAGTTAATCTAAGTGCATCGCCGAAGGTAGCACCTAAACCAGAACCTAAAGACATTTTAGCTATTTGACCTACAGCACTAAATACACCTCTACTAGCTGATGATGGTGACGTTGCTAATGTTCCTAGTATGTCACCACCTATAGGAAAACTTTCTTGTATCGCAAACTGACGCACATCATCTCTGTTAATTCTAGGATTACGTAATATTTGATAAAAATCATTACCCTCTGCTTTGTATCTAAAACCAAGATATGGGTTTTCATTATCTAAATATTGTAAATCACCTTTCAAACCTAATTTATCAGTAATAAATTTTATTTGTTCTTTACTCGGTGTTCGTGAAGTAAAAGCTAAGTGATTGTAAAATTGACGTTCTGTTTCTCTATCAGGAAATTCAAAAGGATTATCTGGGTCTATTCCATAACTAGCTATTTTTTGTCTTTTTTCGAAACCTATAGGGGGTTTAGCTTCAAAAGGTGTAAAATCAGCAGGGAGATTACCTCTTAAACCTGCATCAATTCTACGTTTTTGTGCATTAACTTGGTCTTCTAACATTCTTTTATAAATATCAGGTTCTCTTTCTTCTAAGGTGTACGATATCGGAGCTACATTATAAATATCTATTTTACTTTGTAGTTCAGGCATTTTAGCCAATATTTTTTGGTATGTTTCTTCTGATAAATTACCTTGTTGTATTTCGAAGTCTCTTATTGCAGGACTTGTGCCTACTACGTACAATCTTAATTCACGAGGAGTTAAAGCAGTTCCGTATCTTACATTTGGGTTATTAGGTAATTGTTTTCTATAGATGTCTTCAACAAATTGATTTACGTCAACTGCCATGTCTAAAACCTATTGACTTCTTCTTCATAATCAAAACCTTGATTATTACTAATAGTGCTGGTTTGTTGGCTATCTATAATACCTTCTAGTTGTAATCCAGGACGTCTTTGTTCGAAAGGTCTAAAAGTATATGCGTCTAATGTATTAGCGTATACATTAGGAGTATTCGGTGCATAAAAATCAGCTAAATGACTTTGAACATAGGTATCATCTAATTCTTGAGATATTTTTGGAAAATTTTGTGATATTGCTAGTCTTACGTCGTCATCGATTCCGTTGATACTATCACCTACAAAACTATCTAAATTTCTAATCAAAACTTTAGGGTCACTTGTTTGACCTAAACCAACTATTTGGATATGATAGGCTAAATCTTTATCAGACAATGTTCTACCTGTTTGACCATTTACTGCTGCTGCAACATAGGCTAATTGTAAAAATCTTGACCTTAATCTTACATCGTTATAAACTACATCACCTAAAATATCTCTAACACTTTTACCTGTTTCTTGTTGTATCATATTTTCGAAGTTTTTAAATTCTGCACTATCTTCTTTAACATCGCCTTTTTGTAACTGACTATATAAACCTTTTGATACTGTGCCTAAACCTGCTCTACCATCATTACCTGCAGTGCCTGATTGCACATCTTCATCACTTGCAAAAATATTACCTTGCATAAATTTATTAATGTTATTAAATTCTATAACACCTTGATTTACAAAACCTGCGAAAGCTGATGTTAGAGTTCCAGGAATTATATCGTCTTCAGTAAACCCTGCAAGTTGAGCTCTTAAAGGTTTATATATACTTAATAAACCAGTAGCGGTTTTTTCTTTTTCATATATAGGGTCAAATATATCTGCCATAAGTTTTACATTCGGACTTTTTGGTATAGTAATATTATTTGTACCTGTTCTTTTTATAAAGTCAGCACCTGCTAATGTAAAAGAACCATCAGGATTTAAAATTTCTAACTCACCTGTTTTATTGTTTTCTCTGCCTGCTACAAATGGATTTACATCGTTTTGTGCAGCTGGAATATTAATTAATGTAGCAGCATTGTATGTAGGTGGTGTTAAATATGTTTTTATCAAATCTCCTCTTTGTTTGTTGATAAGTCTTTTTCTTTCATTTTGTGTGTTACGTATATTTAAAGCAGATTGTACATAGGTAGGAGCACCACGACCCATTTGCGAAGCAACTACTAAATTAAATAAATCTTCACCTTTTAAACCACCAACGTCTTGTTCAGGACCATATGAAGCAAATGCTGCAATCTGTGCTTGTTCTTCTCTTGATAAATTATTAGGGTCAGCCCCTATACTTTTTATATAATCACCAACTGTCATATCAGGTTGTCTTCTATTAGTGAAAAAATTCGTTGCACCTGATACTAATAAAGGTAAAATACCTGCTATTTTTTCTTTTGTAGTTGGTTCTGGTGGTCTACGAACAGGTCCTCTAGCCGTTGGAAACGCAGTTCTAACTTGTGGTATCTGTATAGGTGTTACTCCTCCAAAGCCTTTTTGACCACCAAAAGTTGGGAAAGCTAACCCTCTAATACCTCCTCTACCATTAGCCATACATACCACCTACTCCATATTGTGGTAGTGCACCTAAACCTTGTTGGAAAGGTAAAGTGTTTGTACCTATTGGACTACCCTGCATTGGAGAGTATGCATTAGGTATATAACTTTGATTAAAAGTAGGACTGCCACCTGCATAACCATAGCCACCTGCAAGAGGTCCAAGAGAAGCTGTTATACCACCGAGATTTTGTATTAACTGCATCGGTAAATTATATTGACCAGTAAAGTTTGCATAATCTAAATCCATCAACGATTGACTTCTACCTCTACCTAAACCGCCGAATTGTAAAGTTCGATTTATATCAGCAGCTTGTAATTGAGGGAACAAACCTGCTAATCCAGAAAACTGTCTACTTATACCGCCTAAACCTTGTCCAGCCATAAGATTTCTACGTTGTGCTTGTTCGAATGCATTTGATGCAAGTTGCGAAGATAAACCAAAACCACGACTTCTTATATTACCCACTGCATCTGCTGCACCTCTACCTACTTGTTTAGCTAGTTCTTCTTGTGCTATACGACCCCTAGAACCACCGAAAGCACCTTGACTTACAGCTCTATCACGTAAGGCTTTATCAGATGTAGCATACCTTCTATCGATATCGTCTAAGGTTTGTTGTACAACAGCGTCTTCAAAAGGATTTTGAAACTGACTTATAGTATCAGGGTCAAACTGTCCTGTAGCACCACGTGTTACATCACCTGCCTCATTTAATAATTGTGCTGAAGCACCTAGGTAAGGTCTATAACTACCGATGGCTCTATCAGATAGTTGAAAAGCTAATTGTTCTCTTGGGTCAAAATCAGCAACTCTTTGCCCTGTATAAGTAAAAGGAGAACTATCTTCTCTACCTAAATTAGAAAATTGGTCTCTAAAATACTGTGTCGCATAGGGAAATATAGTTTGTGATAATAAATCACCTATATACCCTGCGGGGGCTTGACTGGAAAATTCTTGTTCTTCTCTACTAGCCATACATTCTATTTCCTTTATTATTAATTTTTTCTAATGTAGCAATACCCTTACTATGGTTGCCACCACCTAACATATCTACAGTAGCTTTAGATAACATAAACTCACCATCACTAGCCATGATAGGTATCATATCATCTTTGGGTCCTCCTGGACCGTCAAGTTCACCACCGTTTATCATAGGTTTGAACATTTGTCTATTCAAAACGCCACCATCATCCATACCTATAGGCTCAAACTGAAATCTTCTTCTATTTGCATTTCCTGCAGGTAATGTTCTAGTGCTAACTATACTGCCTTTAGGTTCCTCACGTTTTCTTATCAAAGCTAATAAACCACTAGATAAAGTATTGTCGATAATATCTTGAACTTCTTCGGATTGATTTTCATAAAAATCTTTTAAATCAAATATAGTGTCCATATTATTTAAAAGACCAAAACCAAAAATACCTCCTCCATCTTGATATTTATGAACATTACCGCCATGATACATACCCATAATACCATCTTGGTTTTGTTGTAGTAGTTGCATCAGTAACTCTTCATCTGCATCTGAAAGAGAACGACCTTCTTCACCTTTTGATGCTTCTTCTGGTGATTTCGCTGTACTGCCTATTATTTCTTGTAGTTCTAAAGGTACACCTGACTCTAAACTAGGTGCAGTACCACTACCTATAGCAGCTTTTTGTTCAGGTGCTCTTCTACGGTTTATCTCGCCTACCAAAGCACCACCTAAAACGGACGCCGCTAAAGTTGCTAAAAAACTCATAAGTATCTCCTTTTGACTGATTATATATCAAATAGTGTATATTATTAAAGGTTTTTCTTTACCTTTTACTTTTATAGGTTTTATTGATTTTAAGTTATATCCACAAAATTTTTCAGTTTCTTCTCCTATAAGTATGTTTACACCTGCTTCTTTTGTAGCTGATTCTAATCTAGCAGCAGTATTTACAGCGTCTCCAATAGCACTATAATCAAACCTAGTATCGCTACCCATATTACCAATTACAGCTTCTCCTGTATTTACGCCAACACCTATGGCTACGCCTATATCAGCTTTTTCTATATTTTCTTGTATTTCTTTAGCACATTCCACAGCCACTTGTTCATGATGTGGTAAATCTAATGGTGCGTTAAATATAGCCATCATTGCATCACCAATATATTTATCAACCATACCATTGTATTTTTTAACTGCATCAGATTGTATAGTTAGTGCTTTGTTCATAATTTCTGTAACTTTTTCTGGTTCTAGTTTTTCAGATAATGCAGTGAAGCCTCGTACGTCTGTAAATAGAAAAGTACAACGTCTTTTTTCTCCCCCAAGTTTTAGTAAATCTGGGTCTTTTTGTAAACGTTTTACTTGTCGTGGGTCTAGATAATGTTCAAACTGTTTTTTGATTTGTAAACGTAACTTATATTGTTCTCTAAATCTTAAATAAAAAGCTATGCTTCCTGATATAAACTGACTTATTAAAGACCAAGTTACGTCTATTAAAACACCTGTACCTATCGTGTAAGCCCCGTATAAGCCCGTTAAACCCATAGTTAGTAAACCTAGAACTATACCCCAAGTTATCCCTAAATAGCTTATAAAAGCCCATACGAGTCCTACAGATACTAAAAATATAAATAATTCCACAGATAAAGCATAATCAGGTATATATGGGCTATCTTGTATTAATATAGATTCTGCAAGTGCGGCTTGTATTTTATGTGGCTCAACAAGTCCAATTGGCGTTGCAATTTGAGGCATAACACCATTAGCGGTAACACCAACAAATACAAACTTACCGTTTACATTCATCTCTTGTAAATCTGTTTGTTCTGTATTAACCCATGATATCCATTTACGACCTAAACTATCTGTTTTTACAGGCGGTAGCCCCCTCACAGCTATTTCTTGCACACCGTTATCATTAGTAGTAACTATGTATGTAGGTGTATCTGTTAATATTTTTAATACTTGTGTTCCGAATGAAGCCGACCAACCGTCAGGCGTTTTTAATAAGAGAGGGATTCTTCTAACAAGTTGGTCAACTTCTGTAGGTGCGATAGCAACGCCTTGGGGTATATCATCATACTTATTATAGTTTTGTTTTATTCCTGATGATATTATACCACCAACATCTGGTCCTCTAATAACAGTACCTGTGGTTTTAGGATATTCACCACTACTATTTTCAAAAGTAGCTAAAACACTAGGAGCATAGGTAAGAGCACTACTAAAACGTGCATCGCCCCCCATTCTATCTGCTTGTGGAAAAGATATCACCCAACCAACACCCATAGCACCTGCACCTAATAAATCTATTTGTATATCAGCTAAACGTTCCCTTGGTAAAGGATAACCCCCCTCTCTTTCTACATCTTCTTCTGTTATATTTAGTATCACAAAATTACCACTAGGTTCTTGTTTTTTAATAAAAGTGTCAAAAGTTTTTAATTTTAATATCTCTGTTGGTGTGCTTTGAAATATCAGGGGTAAAGATAATAAAGGTAATAATATAAATATAAGTTTTTTCATCCGCTACTTTGTCTTATGGTAATAGTAGAATCACCACCACCATTAATTTTAATTATATTAGAAACACCGTCTTGTATCAAAATAACAGTATAAGCATTACCAGAACTTAAATCTACTTGAACAGACTCACTTACTTTTCTACGTAAGCTAATTGTTTGTCCTGTTACTATAGTTGTTATTTGTGTATCAGTATCTTGTCCTATAAGAGTTCCTGATATATTAACACCAGTAGCTAAAGCTAATTGGTCTTCATCTTCTTCTATTGCTAAAGCGTCTAACACTTTTAACAAATCTTCTAAAAAATTTACATCAAGATAATTAATATCAAGTTCTGTAAATTCTAAACTACTATCTTCTAAAAAATCTTCATTTAGGTAATCTATATCTAAATCATTAAAATCTAATAGGTTTACTGTTTTTGTGCTCGATGTTTCTTCTTGAACTACATCTTCTTCTTTTGGAGGAGATACAATTAACATATTATCTATAATATCTAGAGATAAATCTAAAACTACAGGTTTACTAGGTGCATTTTCAAAAACATCTACAGTAGTAGCTTGGTAAGGTTTATTTAATAAGACACTTCCTGTTGCTGTAACTACTTCTATCTCACCACTAGATAAACCAAAAGCGTCAGGAAGAAGTATTATTAATGAACGCCCTAATTCATCTACGGTTGCTGTAAAATCTGTGCCTCGTATGGCAATATTTGCAGTAGGTGTACTAAGTTTGATGTTTTGTTTATCTATACGATTAAGATTACCTGTTATAAATCTAGCTGTGCCTAAAGCAAAGTTTAAAGACATTTTTGATTTACTAGGGTCTGGGTCATAGATATATTCATCTATGAGCAGTTGTGAGTGTTCTGTAAGTCTTACAGTCGATTCATCTAAAAATGTAATAGCCATACGACCGTTAGTCGTTATAGCTTCATCATTACTACGTATCGGAAAATCTAGATTAGCTTCGTAAGGTTTATCTCTTACAATCTGTGCAGAACCATTTAGTTCAGATATATCTCCAATATCAACAGCTTGTACTTGTTCCGCCGTCGTTTTGAATGACGCAAACAGTACCATTGTTACCGTTAGATAGAATCTTGAGCCAATCATTATCTAATGTACTCGATTGTGTAATATTAAATGTTCTTGAATTACCTGTTTGGTCTAAGTAAAAATAACCACCTGCATAACCAGAGCCTGTAAAGTTAACTGTGTTGCTATCACCGTCTACATCTACATAACTTGTTCCACCATCGTAATTAATATCGAAATCGAAAGTATTACTGTCACCTTGAATTATCCAGTCTAAATCTAATGTAGCAGCTAATGCACTCGTTCCATGGTCCAATGTAAAAGTGTTGGAACTACCAGTAACGTCTACGTTATAATTAGAACTGTCAATACCATAAGTGTTAGTAGGGTCACCTTGTATTGTAAAAGTATTACTATCACCGTCAAACTCGAAAAATCCTGTTATAGAATCACCTAAAATATCACCTAGAAATTTATTACTATCGCCTATCTGATTAATATCTAATGTCATAGTAATACCGTCTAAATCTAACGCAGTAAGTGTGCCTGCAACAGAATTTAATCCACCTATAATATTACCAGAGCCTAGCTGTTCTAAATCAATATTTGCTGTAGCACCTGATTGGTCAACATATATTTCATTGTCAGCCCCGTATATTAGCGATGCACTCGTCATCACAATCAGGCTCATCAATTTTAATAGTTTCATTTTTTTCCTCCCAAAAACCTCTATCATACCCTATTTTGACGATTTGCAAAACAGCCTCCTCTATCGCACGTTGTAAAGCTAAAGTAGTTGGTTCATTCTCTGCGTCACCCATTTCTATTTCTACTAATTCTGTGCCTGCTTCTATAAATCTAAAAACATCTTGAGATTGACCATAACTGTATACTTGTTTACTAACTAAAACATCTATTAAAACTTCGCCAGTAGCAATAGATACCATACGTAATGCAACAGTTATATTATCAACTCTGTATTGTTTACTTGTTCCTATACCTAAATATCTAGCACCGATACCCCCACTTTTTATATTCGTGTCATAACCAAGAACAGCTCCTTCCATCAAAACACCTGCGAAAAGCAAAGGCATAATAGGTTTAGGTCCATCAGTTTTTTCGTTTTGTTCTCTCGCTGAACGTATTAATTGTCTTTCTTTTGTAAGATTATCAAGACCAACTCTCTCTGCAACTCTAAAAAATTTACCATTAGACGTATGTTTTAAACTTCTAATAAGTAAATGACTTGGTGCTTGTGTTAGTGCTGTAGAAAATAATGCAAACTCACTATTGCTTTTACGTTGTCCTGTTTGGTCTGTAAAACTATTAGGATAAACAGCAACAACAATAGGTACTTTAGGTTGCGGTGCATTTAATAATTCTTTTGATTGTATTTGTAGTATGTTTGGTAAACTTTTTCCTTGTCTAAGATTTTCATCTATAGGATTAATACTACAACTAGAAAGAAAAATCGCCAATAGGCAACTGTATCTCAGTGATATTTCCATCTGCATCAGTAATTTTAAGAGTTATGATTCCATTATCAATGCTATATTCTATAGTGTTTCCCTCTAAGGTCAAAGTACCTTCTGTGCTAGGGGTCTCTCCAAATAAGTTCTCTACGAGCTGTCTTGATAGCTGAGCATAGATACGTGATTCAAGATTTCTAATAAATCTAGCTAATGTAGTATTTTCTTTATCTCTTTCAATTTGTTCTTGAATAGCTTTTATTTCTTCTTTAATACTCATTTTACGATTAAACTCTTGGTTCTCTATAGTTAGATAATGTGATGAGGTATTTATACCATTAAAAGATGGGTTTTTAAATTTATGTGTAATTGTGTCTGACCATAGGTTCTGACAAAATAAGCCTACAAACATCATTATACCTATAACAAAAAGAACTTTTATAATCACGTCTTTTTCTTTTTCTCTTTGTTTAATCTTTTCTTTGGTCATCTCTATCCGCTTTTGCTAATCTATCAGATTGCATTAATTGTGGTACACCTAGTATAGTCTTTAGTAATGTATCTTGTCTAATAATCTCATTATCTACAGACCTAACTCTATCTATAAGTGCTACTAATATACCGTGTTGTGAATCTAATTTTTGTCCTAATCTTTCTTCAATAGCTGCTATTTGTCCTTCTACTTTTTCGTCAACGGTATCTAATTTAGTTTCCATACCGTCAACAATACGCATTATTAATTTATAAATAAACCAACCAAGACCTAATGCTGCTGCAATAGGAAAACCAACTTGTTGTATTAAAGTAACTACTTGTTCCATCAGTAATCACCCCAAACTTTAGTTTTTTTACCTCCGTCATAAGCTACAGCATGACCTTCTTTTATAAGAACATCACAAATATCTCTGCCGTCTTGTGTATAAGGTATACCAAGTATTCTGCCATACTTACCTTTACCTAATGATTTAACTTGTATTTTACCAACGCATAATTCTTTAAGTCTTTCTTTAGCAGCAAGACCTAGTTTCTTTTCAGCTAAATCTCTTGTTCTAGATTCTGGTGTATCAATGCCTGCAAGTCTCACACGTTGTTTATGTAGCTTTACACTAAAACCTAAATCTAAAGTGCAATCAAATGTATCGCCGTCTACTATGCGTTCTAATGTTGCGTTATATACAAATGAATCTGGTGCTTTAGCCATTTAACACTTCCATCTTCTTCTAGCTTGTCTTAATCTTGAATTAGGATTCTTAGCTGCTTTTGGAAACTTTCTCATTTGTCCTGCAGAACGTGCACAAAATGATTTACGTCTTTTTGCTGCTTTACTGCCTTTTTTAACTTTACCTGTTACAGCAGTTTTTAATTTAGAACCAGGATTTAATCTTCTATAGGCTTTTACACCTGCTTTAGTCATTCCAGCACCTTTTTTAGTAGGTCTAAAATTCTTTTTATTTCTGGCTGGCATTTTAGCTTTTTTTCTTGGCACGTGTGCTCCTCTTCTTTTTAGCAAAAGTTCTTACATTAGTTGGTTTACCTCCAGGATTACCTGCAGCTCTTTTTCTTCTAACAGCACTAGCTCTTTGTGATGCGGTCATTCTTTTAGCTTGACTTCTTGGCACACATTTAGGATATTTACGTTTGCTTTTACCTTTAGCAGATTTTCTTCCGCATTTTTGAAACTTGCCTTTTTTCTTAGGTGCACCAATATCTACCCAGTCACCTTTAGGTCCTTTACCAAACCAAGCTGTTAAACCACCACTAGGCTTTGCCACGTTTCTTCCTCGCTTTTCTTATAGCTTCTTTACCCTTCTTAAATATACTTACTACTTGCGTTTTACCCATCACTTTCGCTCTTTGTTCGCCGACTGTAAGTATTTGTATTTTTCTTGCAAAAGGTTTATTAACTCTTTTGACTTTTGCGACTGTTGCTCTAGCGTCTGCAGGAGTAGCGAATTTAATACGTACTGTGTCTTTCGGGTTTTCATCGGTATATAATCTTCTTCCACTTCCTTTAGGTTTTTTACCAGTGCCTTTTTTAGGGTCTTTTTTACGTTTACTTTTTGCCACGTTTTTTAGTTCCTTTTCTAGCTTTTTTCATTTGGGCTGCAGTAGGTGCACCTTTTGCACCTTTCTTACGCATTTTTTCCCCAGAACCAGCTTTGATTCTTTTACGTTTTGCGTGTATATTCGCCCATAAACCTCTACGTGCCATTATGCTTTTTTAGTCCTATAACCGCCGCCACGTTTTTTATATTCACGTACCAACCACCCATTTGCATAAGCACTTGGATATACTTTAAATTTACGTTTAGCTTCAGCTTTTACTCTAGCATATAAACTAGGATTTGTTGGCACTGCTTTAGATTTAGAAGACCTCTTTGCAGGTTTCTTCTTAGCAGGTTTCTTTTTTGCTCTAGCCATAATTACTCCTCATATAAATTATTAAATGTAATTGTTGGGTCAAGATAACTTTCATGTCCTTCTGCAGAATGAGTGTGCTGTGAAGGTGTAAACTGTGGTGCACCCTCACCTGTTACCCATAATGCAGGACTTGTCGCTCTTACTCTATTATTAGGTAAAGCAACTAAATTACCTTTCCATTCACAATCCTCTGTTATATATAATACATGAGATTGTTTATGTTGTGCAGGACAATCGGCTATAGCGTTATTTGTGTAATCTACTGTAAACATATATTTACCAGTATAAAACTTTCCATCAATTTTGCAAAGCCATGGAGAAGAACTTACTCTATCCATAACTATGACCGAATGGTCTCGAGATTCACAATCCCACGGTTGACATAAATGGTCTTCCATAGGTATAGCCCATTCATCTACTGGAATATCAGCTATTAGTCCTTGTATTGGCATACGTGCCCACATTGCACCGCCGTGTATATTACCTTCGTCCCAATCATCGTACTCCCTTTCGCAACCTGTAAAAACAACTTGGAAACTTAATGACCTGTCTGGAATGGTGTTTACAGCAAAAGCAATAGCATGTAGAAACTCTCCGTGGTATTGCTGATGATTAGCTGTAAATTCTCTACGCACCCAACATTTAAAGTGCGGGATATTACTTATGAGATGAGGCACTTACTTCTTCTTTTTTCTCATAGTTTTTCTTTTCATGCCGCCTTTCTTTTTATATTTAGAACTTTTGAGTTTTCCACCTCTTTTCATTCCTTTAGCTTTCTTCATGACCATATTATTCTCCTTTTAATACTCTTTCTTTTAAACGAATCGCACGAGGACCAACTTGGGTCGCCCAACGACTATCCATCATTTCAACTGCAGCAGTTTCCCAATCATGTTCTTCTAATGCAGTTAAAAACTTTTTAAACTTTAATAATCTTGTTATACCTAAATTAAAACACATATTCGCAAGCACTCTTTGAATATCTTCGGGTAGATGAATCCACCACTCTAAGTTCCTATCTAATTCTGTTGTTACTATATTAATATCTTTTTCAAAACATTCTTTTATTCTATCTTCAGATACTGGTGTATCTACCTCTTGACCATGCTCAGGGTCTGACTCTAGTATTAGATGACCTATACCAAATGTAGGATATCCAAGGTGGTCTAAATATATTTTATCTACACAACCTTCGTCGAAAGTTAATTCTTCTCTTAGTTTATCTACATTCATTTTATCGGGACTATTGTTGCTCCGTTTGTTTGCACTGTTACTTTGCCCAGAGTCGTTGTCCCCTGAACTCCATTTTCTTCCCCAACGTATAAGTCTATCCATTCAGTTCCACTCCATAACTGTAATTGATTTGTGCTTAGATTAAAAATTATATCTCCTTTATTAAATTTATTCAAATTTCTCTGTGTTTCATTCACTGTGAGAGTAGAATCTATATCAACAGAGTTCAAAGATAATTCTAAAACTCTACTTAATCTATTAAAAGTTTCAGGATTAACTTGTCCCTGTGCTGTTGGTAACTTAGTTTCTAAAAGTTTACTCATTATCTCATGCCGTCAGGTTTTACATCTAATCTAGTAGCACCTAATCTAAAACTCATACCAGTAATATTTGTATCATCATCATTAGATTGTACTCTTAACACTACCTGTCTTCCACGTAATCTAGTATCTAATTTAGTTGTGTTAGAAAAACAAGATGATGTACTTACTGTCGTTAAACTCTCTCCAGGAAAGTTTCTTTTCTTTAAAACAAAATCTAATTTTTGTCCTGAGGAACCTGTAGAACCACTACCGATAAATTTGACATCTGGTATAACTCTATGAACGAATTGAAATACATCACCTTCGCCCAAATCAAAATCACTAGATTCTATAAAGACATTCTGCATTGCAGAACCATCATCATCATTACCAACTTCATGATTAAATAAACAATTAGTGTTAGTGGATATTTCATGCGTTGCAATAGGTTTATCGAAGACACCTTCGTCTAACCAAGCGTTTCTAGATAATTGACCTATAGACCAGACATTCTCATCGTAGTTGTAAACTACGTATCTATCTATATCAGTAGAACCTGATGAACAGTAAAACCAACCCACTTCATTAAATGCTTTATTTGAAAATGCAAATATTTGAAAACTTTGTGTTTCGTTTATATCATCAAAAACATAACTTAAAACACTACAAGGTAAACTTTGCACTTGTCCAGTGTAAGTGTAGAAACCTTTTTTATCCATCCAAAAAACACCCTTAGGTGAATTCACTGCAGCATTAGGTCCTACCATACCAACACCTTCGTTTACTAAATTCAATCCGAAAGTAAAAGGCTGTCCGATAAATTGTAAACTGTATAAAGCAATATCTGTCCATATTAAAGTTTCTTGTCTAGCTCTTAGTCCACCTATAATTGCAGAACCTGCTGATACTCTTAAAGAACCTGCTGTATTTGTAGATAAAGGTTCCCATTGTGTAACATCTTCTTGGTCACTAAAAGCTATTAACATTGGGTCTTGTACACCACTTCGACTCTCTCCTACTATAGGGTCTGCTCCTAAACAGATAACGTGCCTATCTATATCGCTTACTAAAACTTGTGCAGATACAGTAGGAGCTAAATTAGAATTAGTTAAATCCGATAAAGCCACTGCTCTAGTTGAAGTGCCACTGCTTGCGTCCCAATAATAAATACCACCATTTCTTACATTGAAAACTAAATCTTCTCCAAAATTATCGTGTGAATAAAGTCTTAATTGATTTGTTACAGATAAAGTAGAGGCTGAACCAAAAGTGCCTGCTCCCCATGTATCTATACCCCAACCAGAGGAAGGCACAAAAACATCTAAACCTACATTAATTTGATATGCTCCGTCTACGCCAGAGCCACCATTACCACTATCACTAGCATTAGCTGTAACAGAATTACCATCAGAATCTTTAGCTACAAAAGTATAGGTATTAGAGTCAGATATAGAAACTATTTGATATTCTTGATTTAAAACAGCAGCACTTATATTACCACCTAAACTTACAGCATCGCTGAATGTAACAAAATCATTTTTTACAGCACCGTGATTACTATCAGTAACTGTTATGGTAGAACTACCATCACTTGCTGCGAATGTGATACTATTTGTGGAAGTTTTTCTAATAGGTGTAACATCGTAATAATTATCACCTTCTAAAACATAATACTTCTGGGTTGCACCTATACCGATATATTTGATACCGTTTAATGCAGTCCATCCAAGAAGAGCTCTACCTTTTGATATAAAAGTATTAGAAGTTCTTTTTGCCCAACCACCTATTTTTTCAGGTAGTCCTTTCCTAAAACGTACTAAATTACTATCAAACCAACCACCTTCATTAGAATAAGCTGTTAGTTCTTTATTAATTCCTGGTTTAAAAACAAACTTTTGTAAAGGCACTTTAACTCCTAAATAAAACTAGCAAATACTATTGAGCCTAGTATAAACGGATAAACCCCCCATAACAACATTTCTAATCTTTTAAATTTAGCAGAACCTTCATCTAATCTTTTTTCTATATATTCATAACGTATTGCACATTCTCTCTCATGTGCATTAAGTTCTGCTAAAGCGTCCTTTACAGTAGGCACTATTTATCCTTTGCTTTACCTATATTAAGAGCGCACCAGTCGATAATCTTATATATATGACTAAACCAATGGTCGTCTTTTGGTGTTGGTGTTATAGCTGCTATAACAGATGCTATAGATATTATTGCTGTAATCCACATAATTATATTTAACCACATCATTTTAGTTTTCCTCCTCTGGAATATTATCGTTTAAAACTTCATCTGCTTGTTCTTTTGTTGAATTTATAAAAGCATTATTAAACACACTCAAACTAGCATTAATTTGGTCTAATTGAAATTCTGTTTGTTGTTTCTTATTATTCAAATCAAGTATTTGTCTGTGTAAATATTGTTGTTGTGGTGTTAAATCGGACACTTTCATTTCTTTGTCATCTAACACTACCACTGGTTCTTGGTTTTGTTTAGTCATTTTTTTTCCTTATGAATTTGAAAGCTATGTTCGTTCATAATTAACTAGGAACATTAAAGTCGTTGTCTGGTGTGCTTACTGTTGGCGGGTTAGTGATTACGCTATCTACTTGACTAGCAAATACTGTGTCCCAATGTGACACAGGACATATAGCAACTAAGTTAGCATTAGTCCAACTACTTTTAGCTTTAAGTGTAAAGTTTGCATTTTCATTTTTATCTAATTGTGGCACTGTGATACTAATATTAGTGGACAAATTGGGGTATCTTTGAATGGTAT